TAGGTATACGGAAAGGCTCAACCACATGTATGTTGCGATCAAACTCGGTGAAAGCTGCTCCCTCTTTAATATCCCAATCTCCTTCCAGTAGTTGTCTTCTTTGCTGTTCAGGAAGGGATAGAAGCATTGCTTCATAATCGCCCTGAGTTGAGAGATAAGGGTTATCTGTAAGTCTAGCAGGTATAAACCTACGTTTAAATAGTGCTTGTCCTGCTTTGCTGTGTCCTGCAGGATATTTGAGTTCTTCTCCACTTTCAATGTCTGTTGCATTAAATGCCTTGTTATATGGTGCAGGGTCAATAAACATTTTCTTAACCCAGTGATGTCCCCTACCTCCGGGGTTAGTTGTTGCTCTCATGTACACTGGCAGATCTGGTGATGTAGATCTTAGTCGTGATCTCATATAGTTCCAAGCAAACGGTGAAGCCCACTGTGTAAGTTCGTCAAAGCCTATCCAACTAAATGCTAGTCCTTGATATCTTAGAACATCATCGTCTCTATCTAGGTATGACATCCAAAGTCTTGCACCTGATGGTGCTACCCACTGCATCTTTCTCTCTGACCACTTGATACCGTTCCATATTTTTGGATATAGTTCTTGGCTTTTAAATATAAGCTCTCGTAGTTCTTCAGTAGTATGACGCAGTAGTAAGCCACTAAAAGAAGGGTGTCCCATGTAGCGTAAAGGATCAGCCAACATTGCGTAAGACTTGCCACCTCCTGCTGATCCACCATACAAGACTTCTCTTTCACTTGCTGCAAGAAACTCTGTTTGTGGTCCTTCATTTGGTTTGAAGATAACATTACGAGCTTCTTCTAGTGGCAGTAGTTCTTCTTCAATCAGAGGTGTCTTCGGCTGTGCTTTCTTTTGCACCTGTTCTTTTTTCTTCGTAGTCCTCTGCTTTTTGGATCGCCTTTTGGGCATAGTCTGCCCATCTGCGTAGGCTTGTAGCCTTGTTCTTTCGTTGTCTCTCATTCTTTAATCTTTTTAACAATCCTACATGGGATATTGTTCGTCCACTATTTTTAGTCAACCAGTTTGCTACTTCCCTGTATGAATACTGTTTTGTAAAGTTTCTGGCTTTTTCTAACAGATCTAATTCTACAGGAACTGGTAAAAGCATGTTGTTATCTTCAGGATCTACTTTATACCCAAACGGTATTGTTCGTGCAATACGTGGTATAGACATCCACTCGTCTTCACTTTTTAAGTCAGTAGGCTGTGGTAATTTCCATTTACCCAGTGATCTGTTACGCATTAATTATCTTCTGCATTTTTAGGTGGCATAAGCATCACACCACCTGTAGCTTCTACTTGCATCTTTTCTGTTTTGACTAACCCTGTTCTATCTAACATTTCTTTTGCTGCAACCATCTTGTCTCTTAGTCCTAGTTGAACAGGATCATCAATACCACTTGCTATAGCCATCGCAGCCTTTGGTGCATTGCTTGCCATAAACTCTTGAGTAGCTTCTAGTATTTCTTCTTTTAATGCTTTCACAATCTGCGATGGTGTAGTATGTTCTGCATATCCTGCTAACTTAATAGCTTTGGACATATCACCACCTGCTTGTGAAAACAGTACATCTAAAAACTTTTGTTGTTTCTCTGTAAGTTGTCTCATGTTAAGAACCCTTTACCCATTTTTTAGATGGAGATTTTGTTTTACTTGGACTCCATTTAACTTTATCTGCCCAGTATGCTGCAGACATTTTACCCTTTGCTATATTTTTAGCATGTCTAGATTTAAATGCTTTTCTCTGCCCTACTGTTTGATTTGTTTTTACCCCTGCTTGACCAAACTTTATCTTTCTTACTTTTTCACCAACTTTAGCCAATACAACGTGGGACTTACCACTAGGGTCATTAATTAACCTCTTTGGTTTGTTATAACCAGAAACACCTGCTCGTTTTATTCTTGGATCTTTCATTGGTTTAATTGAAAGTGAGGACCATCAATAAATGGGGTACGTGACTGTGATCGTCTTAGGTCTATGTAAGCATTCATAGCTTCTTGCATTGTACCGTCCCATTTAGTTATGTCATCTATATGCCATGAAGCTCCCCAACAAATTTTTGCACCAGTTTCTATTGCTGCTTTCTTCATTGCGTCTGCTATATCATCATACATCACAATGTCCCAACTTGGGTCACTGCCATCGTATGCCATTAAATCGACAGCATGTGAATATCCATCTTCTTGCACAAGATGTTTAGATTTCATGGTTTGTGATCTTTTTGCTTCATACAATCTTTTCTGTTCAGCTAGGGAACGAACACCATAAATCACTCCAAAGTCCACAGAACTCACTTCAATAGCTCTTTTTACAGTGTCCACCAGTACAGGATGTACACCTTCTAGCTTTCCTAAACTTCTTCCTGATAATTTAAATGCCATTACTTTTTCCTCATATTAAAAAACTTACCTGCAGATCGTGTGGCAAAGCTTGCACTTACGATAGCTCCTAAGGCAATCTGATACCACTGCGGCATACCTGCGAGTGCAGTAAAGCCATCTGCTACTATGCCCCTGCCCCACTCACCCATGAAGCTCAGTACCAGAGGAATGCTGAAAAGTAAAGTTAGCCATTCGTCCTTCCACGAGCTTTGGGATGCCCTCATAGCAGCTAAGTCCCAATCTATCTCACCAGTAGCTTCTTTCATACGAATGGTAGCTTCAGCTTTTTGTATTGCTGTCTTACCTTCAATATATGATGAAGCTAAACTAGATACTGAACTTATTAATGATCCTATCATTATACGCAGTCACAGTCCTCGTGGCACTTCTTGTTCCACAATGCACACCACAATCTTTTAAAATACTTTCTCATCGTTCTTCTCTTTCCATTCTTTTGGGTTCTGAAGACTTCTCTGCTCCCATCCATATGGCGAAACTTCCAGTCATCGCCCCAGTAATCACGGATATTAATCCTGCTTGCTGTGTGGTCAACTCTGGCTGACTCAAAGCCCATTCTATACAACGAATGTAAACTCCTGTCATCACTAACATCATAAGTCTTGGTAGTATTCGCCATCTGTCAAGTGTCTCTGGAGTCATCTTTATCCTTTATAACTTCCTTTACCCAGTTACCATTATCCCCAGTATGCTCACATACCTCACATCTATCGTCTTCAATGTGACTACCACATACTTCACAGGTAGGTTCATACAACACTAGGTAGGTTCTCCTCGTTTACCACCCTCTTGCATAAACAATTTTACTGTTTCTTCAGGTACACACATAATCTGCTCTGGTGGTCTGTTGCCATACTGCTTAACTAAAGCTCGTGCAAGCTTAAAAGGATGCTCTCCTATAAACTTTTGACACATAAACGAACTGTGAAAGTGTCCATGATCTAATGGATTGTTAAATATAAATATATCTTTAGTTCCGTCTGTATATACACCAGACATTACTGCTACTATGAACCATGCTTTAACTATCATTGTCAAAATATCCTATATTATGTAACTTTTCGATAACTTCTTGTTTTCTTAGCGATGCCTTTAGGCTGTTTAACGAATTGTTTTCCTGCTGCTTTGCCTTTTCTTTTAGCTTTAGTTGTTGCTGCGTACTCTTGGGGTGATAGAGCTTTAATTGCAGCTGTTGGAAGATAGCGTTCTCCAGTTTGCTTACTGGGTTTACCACTTTTTGTTCTCCATTTTTGCTTTGTCCATGATTTAAGACTTCTTTGACTTTTTGCTAGTGCCATGTTGTCTCCTTAATTGTTCTTTCGCTTTCTTTGCAAGGGTAGCTTGCTGAGTTTTTCCTGCAAACCTAGCTCGTTGTTCAAGAACGGTGAGGATTTGTATCTTCCTCGCATAGGATTTGTTAATTTTTTTAACTTTTGTAATAGTTTTCTTTGCATCTTCTACCGTAGCATACTTGATACTTACTGTATCCTTAGGATTCTCATCTGTATAGAGCCTTCGCCCACTTCCTTTAGGCTTTTTGCCTGTGCCAACCTTAGGGTCAGCCATTACTTATAGCCCCCACCTGCTTTTTTATACCGTGCAGCTAATAATTGTGCCTTTCTTGCAGACCACTGTCCGGGATTACCCCCTTTTGATCCTGCTTTTATGGCTGAGAACATTCTTTTTCTCATTCCGGGCTTGGTATAGTTACCTGCTTTATTAACAGTGCTACCACCCTTGCTTAATTTGATAGCTGATAGAGCTTTTGCCTGTCCTGCGTGGGCTTTACTAGCCTTTTTTAGCTTTCCTGCTACCTTTTTTATTGTTGCTTTTGCCTTTGCTACCATAATTATCCTCATATAGGTTGTTAAATACCCTTTGGGTATCCCACACATACTCTGTTTCTTGCTTTGAATGAAAGATTCTTTGGGAAGGTCTAAAGTCAGGTGCGCCTTCTCCTGTTTCAAACCATGCAGGGTGGGTCACTCTGACTCTATTATTAGGTAATGCCACGATATTTCCTGTATATTTACCTGCATCCATCAGTTCTAATACGTGTGACTGTTTGTGTTGGGCAGGATCGTCAGCTATTTCACTATCTGTATAGTCTACAGTAAAATAATATTTAGCAGGGTAGAACTCACCATCAACTTTTGCTATCCAAGGGGCAGGTGTAGCTCTGTTTAAAACGTATACACTATGTTCATGGGACATGCAGTCCCAAGGTTGAGCAATGTACGGTGGCATCTCTTCAGCCCACTCGTCTACAGGAGTGTCCCCTACTAGGGCTGTGATGGGCATTCTTGCCCACATTGCACCACCGTGTACATTTGGCTCGTCAGTGTCATCAGATTCACAACCAGTAAATATTACTTGAAAGCTTAGTGATCTGTTTGGCATTGAGGTTACTGCAATAACCATGCAGTGTAAGAACTCACCATGATACTGAGCAAAGTTACAGGTATACTCTCGTCTTACCCATGCTTTAAAATACGGAATGTTACTTTGAAGATATGCCATAGTGGCAGTATTATACTACTTCTTCTTTCGGTTGTCAACACTTCCGTACATTTTTCCTTTAGCCATACCACCTACTTTGTACTTTACTGTCATACCACCTGCTGCATAGCCCTTCTTCTTCATACCACCACGAGCCATGCCCTTCTTCTTCATCATGCCACCTTTTTGAGCATAACCCATTTTGTTTCGTACAGGAGTTGGTAACTTCTTGAGTCCAGTTTGACCTGCGGCAGGTTTCTTGAGTCCCCCCATTGCATAACCTTTTTTCTTCATAGTCATGCCACCTTTAGCTTTTTTATCTCTAGCCAATATCTCTCTCACTTTTTCTCTACGTTCTCTATCCTCTTTGAGTTCTTTCTTTTTATCGGCTTTTACATCAACATCTTTAGTGGCAGGAACATTTTTAGAAGGATCAAATCCTTTTTTCATTGAACCTGATTGACTTGCATAGGCTTTGATAGCAGACTTAGAACCTAGTTTATCCATCTGTCCTTTTAATGAGTTTAAAGTTTTTCTCTCTGCGGCAGATAATTCAGACTTTGACATTAGCTCTCTAATCTGAGCAGCAAGTTGCTTAGTTGCTCTTGCAGCAGCTTCTAATTCATATGTCTCTCTTTTGTAGGCTTTTTGTATATCTGTTTTTTCTCCACCACCACTCTTAACTTTTTTAGCAGTGCCTTTGCCATCCTTACCTAACATTCTGTCAGTACCAAACTTAAATCCTTTTATTTTATTTAATTGTTTACGTACTTTAGCAGCTAGGGCATTTATTTTTCCTGCTGAAATTGGTTTATTTTTTGGTGCTTTTAGCTTAATTGTCATGGGCTTTTTCTCCTTTATCTTCAGTCCATCCTTCAGCCCTCATTGCGTCTTCTACATGCTTCAGAGTAAAAGACCTCCCATAATGAGCTTCTACTGCAGCCTTCACGTAGAATACATCACTATGAGGTATGTGGAGCTTCTCCAAATTGTTATTGATTACGTGGTTATAGAACTCTTCAATAACATTGTCTGTGTATAGTTTTACGGATTTTTTTCTCATTGTCAAATATTTTTTTGAAAGTACGGAGAAATACCTATTACCGTACATTTAAATGTATCATATAAGTGTTAATTTATTTTTAATGAATAAACATTTAAGTGTATCACTTTATATGTCATCTTAGAACTGGTTATACATAATTATATCAGATTCTGTGAGTATGTCAATATGTAATCTTAGCCACTTTAGTCAAATATTTGGCAGCAGTCTCTGTATATATGGAAAAGTGGTTAACACTCAAAATTCCTAATCTGTGTATTTGTACAAGCATATAACGCCATGACCCCTAGGTGTCCCCTGCCCCTACAGGGCAGATGGTCAGTCTTATGATCGAAGACTTGGTCAAGATCAGAAACAAGCAAATCACTACCATAGGTAGTGTAAGTTATTGAAATATAAGCATATATTTCTAATAAACAACTGTTATCACATCAGTTGCAAGCAACTGTAGCTTCTTAAAATCTTCAATTCCCAGAGAATTGAGTAAAATGAAGAAGCCGATGCATGGTTTAGTTGGTACAACTAACCTACCCCAACATTGGGACAGCTTATATATCCTCATTTTTATTTACACCATGAAATGGGTAAATGTAAATAAAAATGAGGATTAATATAATGTCAAATCAAACAGCAAAAGCTTTCGAAACTTTCAATGGTACTCTCGAAGAGAGAGGGTCAAGACTAGCGAAGCTAGAGAAAGACAGAATACAGAGCCTTGAAAAGGCTCATGAACTTGATACCGAAGGTATGGGGTTAGCTTATCAACTGGGACAGTTGATCCATGAACTCACTCAAGAGAGTGAGAATGGCAGAATCTCTTCTCAGAGATTGTCTGAAACCTCTATGAATAGAGTTGCTTCTCAGAGAAGAAGCGAAGCTTTACAGTATTACAGATTGTATCCTTCCATCATGGATTGGAAATCCAAAAGAGTTCTCAAGAAGAGAAAGCAGAAGATTGCTTTCACTTCTCTAACAGCAATGCTGAAAGCATTCAAAGCTGAAACTCAACCAAAGGTTGATAAGACAGATACTAAAGTATCTGCTACACCATCAACTAAGGTTGATGAGAAGCCCAACGTTGGGACTACTCAACCTAAGGTTGAACCAACTGAACTGAAAGTTCAGAAGGTTAAAGTTCCTCAGAACTCTAAAGAGTTCGCTGAGTATGTTTACGAAACTACTATCAAACTAGGGTTTGATAAGAATGAAGTTCTCGAACATATTTTCAATATGTTTGATGAACAAACATCTACCAGTAAAACTGGTACAGATGACATCCCATTCTAAAGAATGGGTTGACATATGGAATTATTACTCGTAATAATTATAGTAGCTCTTCCAGTAGCTTATTGCTACTGGTTGAGTGGTGGCTTCAAACTTTAATCGGAGATTAACATGAAAACTTTAATAAACTTTACTTGCCTTATGGCTTTAGCCATATTCTATTTCTACATTGGACATTGCTTTCTACAAGCAATGGAGTCAACTAAAATTGCTGACCTTGGTCACAATTTATATGACACGGTTTGTCTTATGATATCCATAGTCTTTTGGCTATTCGGTTGCTTTACAATTGCCTTGACATCTTACCTAAACCGAAATAGTTTACTCTAATATATTTATTCACTCAGTATGAGTGAAGTAAATAAATATATTAGTTAACATAAACAGTCCCAACGTTGGGACACAACTTAACGGAGTTAAACATGGAAAAAGTTTCTACATTAATTGATGAAATCAATAAAGGTTTGCCAAAGAAAAAGATATCTTATGGATATCTTGGTAATGTTTATTTTTCCAAAGGAAAACAGGTTGATGATACCTCTTGGAGAATCTTTGTGCCACCTACAGAAAGAGAGGTGGTGACACGGACATATAAATCACGGATAGAAGGACAGGAAGGTCTTGAAAAGACCTACACTACTTCTGTAGGCTCTGCTCCTTACGGAGATAGCATTGGTGGTTTCCACAGAGCAGATGCCGAAGAGCATTGTCTTTCTATACTAGAAAGATTAATGAGTGGTGAAACTCTTAGAACAAATAGTGGAGCAGACTTTAAACTGTAATATATTTATTCACTCAGTATGAGTGAAGTAAATAAATATATTACTTGAATTGAAACAGTCCCAACGTTGGGACACTTTAACGGAGTTAAATATGAAAACTATGCAAATCGTTGATAGAGTATCACCAATCACAGGGAACACTAACAGCATGTTCATGCTGATAGATGTGGCTGACTACAAGAAATGGAGACTTGGTGGTGGTCTTATACAAGACCTCATGCCTTATCTGTCAGCAGATGAGCGTGAGTTCCTCATGACAGGCATTATGCCTGAAGAGTGGGGACAAGCCTTCAGTGATGAAGGATAACAGTCCCAACGTTGGGACACTTTAACGGAGTTAAATATGAAAGTTAGATTTACAAAAGTCTCTGCCAACCGAAAGGTTGGTAAGATGACTGTGACAACTACAGAGAGACAATCATGTCCAGATGCCTGTCCATTCAAAGGGAATGGATGCTATGCCGATGGCTTTCCATTGGCAGGTGTTTGGAACAGAGTTCCAGATGAGGGACATGATTGGGACACTCTGTGTGACAGAGTGGAACATGAAGCCACAGAGACTTGGAGACATAATCAAGCAGGAGATTGTCCAAAGGACAATGACAATCCAGAGTTGATTGACGCTCCAAAAATGTCCAGACTTGTTCGTGCTAATAAACGTGGGAACAAGAAAGGCATGACCTATACACATTATGATATGGCTTTCAGCCATAATAGAGATGTGGTCAGAGATGCCAACAGTAATGGTTTTACCATTAACTTGTCTGGCAATAACCTAAGTCATGCAGATGACTTGTTTGATCTTGGGATAGCACCAGTCACTACTGTGCTACCTATTGATCAGATGACTAACACGACTACTCCCAAAGGGAGAAAGGTTGTAGTCTGTCCTGCTGTCATCAAAGATGACGTGTCTTGTATGACTTGCAAGTTGTGTTGGAAACAGCGTGATGCAATCGTGGGTTTCCCTGCACATGGAAACAGTAAACAAAAAGCAAATGGAGTTGCAAATGAAAGTTAAAAAAGTTTTACGTCTATTAGACGTTGTAGAAAAATTACCATCTGACATTCGTCATATGTTATATGAAGAGGATACCTCTATGGATATGGATGGAGCATACTTTTCTGTATCACAGAACAGATACATCCCAGTTGGAGATATGGACTTTGTCCATGTTCTTAGATCATTCATGCAGTTGAATGAGTTCAACAAAGAAAGCAGAGACATGTATATAAAGATGGGTCACATCAAGGAGAAACACAATGCAAAGTAATAG